GACCTCTTGAGGAAGTTTTCGCCTTCAACCTGCGTGAATTGTGCTCCAAGAATAGCCCTCAACCCATCTTGTATCACTCGCTCCGCGTTTTGCCTTGCCTCTTGCGACGCTGGAACCAAAAGTGGCCTCAATGCCTCTGGTATGACTTGAACTTGAACACCAGTCAACGTGGGGCCGCGACCCGTCGCAGATCTTTCAAGTTTTGTCACAACATCTTGCAGCGCTGCAATACGAGCAGTTGCGTTTGCAGAACCACCACCAAGAGTCCAGTCGGTGTAAATGTCCGCCGCTTTTTTGTCAAGAGCCTGTTCAAACGGAGTAGGCGGTGCCGCTTGCCCGCCAACCTCAATCTTGGTCGCGCCGGCACCTTTGCGAGCAATCCACTGTTGTTGTTGCTCCGGGGTCAAACTGTTGAAGTAGGCCTGCTCCCGAATGTCTTCTGTTGCCTGGATGCCGCCAGTGAGTTTTTGCTCTGCAGCCGCAACCTGAGCCTCAATCTGAGCCTTGCGCGCCTGAGCAACCGCCAAGTCTCTGCTGGCGACCTCTCTGGCCTCAGCGGTCCCGGCTTGTGCCTGGGCGACCTTTGCGTCGGCAATCGCTTTGTCGGCCTTTGCACTGGCCTCGCGCAGTTCAGCAGGCCCCATGACCATTGCCTGCCGCACTTTCAGCACAGATTCCGTCCAGTCCTTGCCGAACGGGCCGCTGTTCATTGCAATCAGCGTGTCCGCGACACGCCCAGGGTTCTCGTTGGCCAAGCGCGCATAGGTGCGCATGACCATCGACTCGTTCGGATTGGATTCGGCCGTGGCGTCCGCGCGCTGGTTCAAAAGCTGCACGGCCACACTGGGGTCAACCTGCAACGAAGCAATGACCTTCCCGAAGTAGGACTTCTCGTTGTTCTGCCGCTCGGTGCTGAACTGATTGAAGAGCCCAGTCATGTTCTCGGCAAGCGACTTCATGCCAGGATTGGCCAAAACGACGTTCTGAAAGTCGTCATACGTTGCCGTGCCTGCCGAACGTTTTGCGTTGAGGTTCTTCAGCGCCGCATCCATGCGAAGTTGCTGCTCGGCCTGCACCCGAGCTTGCTCTTGCGCCAATCTTTGCGCCTCGCGCTGCTCCGCAATCTGCGCAAACTGCTGTCCAAGCTGCATGCCCTGCGAAAGCGCCTGCAGCGGCCCCTGCGCGGTGCTTCGGATGCTGTAATCGAACGGCTGAACCACGTTTACCTCCCGAACAGCGAGCCGAACCCGAGGCCCATCTTGCCGCCAGCGCCAATCTGGGCGCCGATCAGGCCTGCCGGCAGGTTCATCAGCCCCTGGAACGCGCCAGCCTGCCCGAGTGCGCCACCGGCTTGGGCCGCGCCCTGTTGCTGGAGCAGATTGCTCACGTTCGTGGCCATCGTGCTGCCGGCAGCCGCGGTGCCGCCTGCAGATGCCTGCCCGAGTTCTGCGAGACGCTGAGTAGCACCATAGCCCGCGCCGGCAAGACCGCCGAAGCGGTTGTACTGGCTTTCGATGGCTTGGCCGAGCATCTGCGGCCGAAACTGAGCCAGTGCCGCCTGCAGATTGCCGCCGCGCAATCCACCTGTGGCCGATGCGCGTGCGAGCATGGCCTCCTCGCCCTGACGCACCTGGGCCTGATACAGCGGCGAGGACTCAATGCCCTGGATGGCTGCGGCTTGCGCTTCGGGGCCTGCGAGGCCCGCAATGGCCCGCTGCTGGGCGAGCGCCTCAGTGCCGAGGGTTTGGTATGGGGTGAAGCCCGGAAGCGCCTGCTGGCCCGCCTGCACGTAGGGCTTGAGGATTTCCTGGATGCGGTCGAACTGGCGACGTTGCTCTTCGATGCCGGCAGCGGCTGCGCCGGCTTGCAGGCCCGCAGCCTCCTCGGCCGCATTCGAGCCCATGATCCCGCTGAGCAGTTGCGAGCCGCCGAGAATGAGTAGGTCGGTCCAACCCAGTGCCATCACAGTCCCCTTTCAGGAGCCGCTGGCCGCTCGAATCTCAGCGGGCGCATTGTGCCACGCAAAAGCCGAGCGGTGAAGCAGCGTTCAGTCTTCGTCATCCGACATATCGCCAGAGTCTTCTTCATCCTCGCGCGGCTCCCACGCTTGGCATGCCCGCAGATCGTGGCAAACGAACTCCAGTTTCTCGCAGTAGCCGCGAAAACCAGCGCCCACATCCCACGCATTCCACGGGATCGCCTCCATCTTGCGTTGCGTGTCAGTGGAGTTGTCGTAATACTCGCAGTTCGAGCAACGACGACGCCGCGCCTCACGCTCGTCCACTCGCATGGACTTTGCAAGCGCGATCCAATACGTCCGATTTGCGCGGGGCTCGTTGCTGGGCACTTCCGGGCCGAGCATCCAGTTGCGAATGGCATTCTGGGTGTTGCGCTTGTTCTCGGACGCGGTGATGAACGGCTCTTCGTAGGGGATACCCCCGAGAGTCAGCATCATCACATCAGGGCGTTCTGCGTCTTCCATGCTTGCCTCGTCAGGTGATTTCGCGGCCAGAAACACGCAGCGTCAGCGCCGTTGCGGCGCTGGCGATGGCGCTGATGAACCCGCCAGACTCCAGCGCCTGGCCCACCAATTCCGGGCACAGGTAGGTTTCACCCGGCACGACGGTACGGTCGTCGATCACGAGGTTTGAGTTTCCGGCAGAGCCGCCAGAAGTGACCAGATTCACGCTAAACGTGCGGTTGACCGTATCGGTGTTCGTCACCGTGGCCTTGTCGATGATGGCCTTGGCGGCTGTGGCGGTGTATTGCGTGGTCTGCGAGTTCTGCATTTGCAGCGGCGGGACCAGTACCTTGACGGTGACAGTCATTGGATGCCCTCGATGTTGTTTGCGACGGTGAGAATGATAGAAGGAATGCCGGGATGCGGAGCAACCGCTCCAGCGGCCAGCAGTTGAACTCCGAGATTGCTTACGCTGAACATCAACTCGACGTAATCGCCAGCCTTGAGATTGAAGAAGTAGTTCAGCGCCACGAATATCTCGGCATTGTTGCCCTGCACTCGCATCTGACTTGCGGAATTCGTGACGTCGACGCCATTCAAGCGGAACCAGAGGTAAAACTCCTGCGCCGTGGCAACCGTGCTGTCGAGTTGAATGCTGGTCTGGAAGTTGTAGATCCCACCAGTGTCAACGTAGACGCGCGACGTCGGCGTGCCGAGATACACGCCGTTGCTCAGGTCCGTCGTGTTGAACGTGACGGCCTTCGCCGTGTTGATGACCGTTGCGGATTGCGTGGTGGTGTCGTAGAACGACCCGTAGCGTGATCGCTTGAACTCGCGGTCGGGGGGCGCAGACTGCAGGCCCTCGACGTCGCCACGCAGGCCCGCCAGCAGCGTGAGCGCCTGATTGGACAATGCCTCGGCTGCGGCGATGCGTGTTGCGGCATCCTGCTCCAGCGTGGAGACGCGGTCGATAGCCTCCTGAGCCCGGGCTTCGGCTGCGTTGATGGCGGCATCGCGTTCAGGATGCCGTCAGGCGGTCCAGTGCCTCTTGGGCCTTGGCTTCGGCTGCAGCACAGCACACGGCGGCATCCTGCGCGAACTGCAGGGCCATGCCCACGGCCTGCACGGCGGTGGATTGGGCGCTGGCGGCGGCGGTGGACACCTCGTTGACGACGTCTGGCGCGATCTGATCCGCGACGCGGAATAGCGCCTCGAACTGTTTGATCTGCTCGTGGTCCTTGAGGAACGTGGCGAGCTGATCGCGCGTGAGATTGAGGCGTTGCGTGGCCATGCCGTCAGTACGCCAAGGGTTCGATCTGGGCTTCGAGGCGCATGAACGAGATGTGCGCCGTCGAGTCGCCCTGGAAGCGCTGGATGCGGAAGTTGCGCATGAAGCCCTGCTGCCACCACACCAGGCGCTTGAGCGAGTTGCCGATCATGCCGGCAGCGATGTAGCGGTCCTGGCTCCACGTCTGGCCGTCAACCGAGTAGCTGGTCGAAATCTGCGGCGCAACGCCAAGCGCCACGCGGCCGGTGAGTGCGACGAGCTCAAGTTCGTGGATGACGGCGCCCTTGCCGCCGTTGTAGACCATCTGGGTGCCGAATTCCCACCGCACCGGCAGGCCGTAGTGGTGCCCCGCAGTGTCGGTGGTGTAGCCCACCGCGCTTGACGTCGGATCTCCGATGTTCCAGCGGTCGAAGGCCCACACGAAGCCGGCAGCGCGGTAGCGCGAAAAGCCCATCACGCTGCTGGTCAGCACGAACCACACTTGCTGCTGCGTGGCCTGGCTGGCGGCGTAGTCGTACACCAACGTGCGATCCGGAAGGTGTACGTACAGGTGCTGGTGCGTGCGGTCGTTGCGAGCCTCCAGCAGAACGGTGGAAAGTTGAGCCTCGGTGTAGTCCTCGAGGATATGGTCAATTTCCTGCGTGGAGATCTTCTGCGCGTTGGCGTTGGAGCCGATGTAAATCCCCGGCGACTCATTGAAGCCGGCGCCCAGAAACGCTACAGCCTCTGCGAACACACAGCAGGCGTGCGTGCCGGCCGCGCCTTTCTCGATCTGGGCGCCGTCAATGCGTTGGAACGGGAAGAAATCCCCGCCCACGTTGTCGAACACTTCGATGGTGTGCGTGTTCAACGCGTAAACCTCGTTGCGCACCTTCAGCAGCGCCACCACGGGGTCGGGGTCCACCTCGCTGCTGCCGTACTTCAGCGGGTTCACCGACAGTGGGTTTGTCAGGTCGGTGACGATCAGGAACTCGCCGTCCGTCGTCATCCAGTAGCCATCAACCCAGACGACATCAATTACCGTACCCAAGTCAGGGTCGGTGTTCTGCGTCAGTGTGCCGGCAACCGGATCCCAGAAGAACAAGTTGCCGTTGGACGCGATGCCCAGCAGGTCAAAGCTGTAGTCCAGCGTCGCGCGCTTGCCGTCGTTTCCCACATCGCCCAGCACCGTGACCGTGCCAGAAGCGCTGACCGTCACGAGCTTGCTGCCCATCACGCGGTACAGGATGCCGTTCCAGTAGATCCCGCCCCTGTCTGTCCCGGGCCCCCCGCCGTTTGCTACCAAGCCGTCAGCGGGACGCAGGTATTCCTGGCTCACGCCGCTGGTTTTTGGCACCGGCACCAGGTTGACCGGGTACGAGGTGCGGACATCAGGGCCGTTGTCGGTGAAGACGCCGGAAAGAATGGGGATTTGGGGCATGGATCACCACTTGACCTTGTCGGCCCAATACGCTGCCGACATCTTGCCCTTGGAGATGTTGCCGGCGTGGCGGGCCTTGAACGATTCGCGGCGCTTGCGGTTTGCCTCAGACTCGCCCTCACGGCGGGGTGATCCGCTGACTCCCTGCTGACCAAACCGAATGGTCTTGATCTGATCCCCAGATTTGGCCACCACGACGTGAGATTTCGTCGGGTGCGACGGCGTGCGTTTCGGCTGGTTGTAGCCCGAAACGCCAGCCTTTGCCAAGCGGGGATCTTTCGTGGCCATCACGCGATCCGATACCAACTGTTCGTGGCCTGCACGAAGCGCATGCGGAAGAAATCTTCCGCAGCCAGCGTGGTCGGGTCGCCGAACGCTGCGGCAGCGCCGTTAAGCCCCAGCGTAAACGACGTGATCTGCTGGGTGGTGGTGATCAGCACCTCGGTGCCATCGGGTGTGGCGGTGTTCAGCGGCAGCACCACGGTGCCCGAGGCCAGCGTGCCGGCAGGCTGAAGCAGGATCCACTGTTGCTGCGCAACCGGGGTGGGCGCGGCGATGGAAAAACCCGTCGTCGGGACGTAGATGTTTGTGGCCAGCGTGGGCGCGGCGAACTGCTGCTGGAAGTACGACAGCAGAGCCGACATCGGCAGGCGGCGAGAGTCGCCGTTTTGCGGCGAGTAAACGGGGATCTGGTCGCCAGCACTGACCTGCGACAACAGCGAGAGTTGGTAGATCTGCGGCATGGTGCGGCCTCAGTTGAATGCGAGCGGGCCGTCCGTGCCGACCGTGATCGGGTCCACCGGGGCCGGCAAGAAGGGGTCGTCGTAGATGCGCCAGGGCTTGTTGCCTGCGCCCGCGGGCAGCGTGCCCGGGAACTGCTGCTCCACCGGCATGGCGGCGCGAGACAGCAGCGTGTTGTACGCCTGCTTGGCGGCCATCATGGTCTGCGGCATCAGGGTTTTCCCGTAGCCAGCAGCCAGGCGGATGCCGAGGTTGGTGATGATGGCTTCGTTGGCGCTGTCGGGCACCTCGGACTCGGCGTTGATGTCGCTGAACTGCGGGCTGGACGGCAGCGGATAAGCCAGGCGGATGCCCTTGGCGTTCCACTCGGCCATCATGGCATCGAGGCGGCGCAGGGCCGACTCCAGTTGCTGGGGCTGGATGTCGAAGGCATATGCCGCGAGGCCGACTTCCTCGAAGGCAGCTTCAACGAACTGGCGCTTGCTGTAGCCCATCAGACAGGCCCTTTCATGGCAGCGTCAATCTTGGCCAGCAGCGTCTTGTCGCTGGTGCGCCCATCGAACTTGATGCCCAACTCAGTGGCCTTGGCTTGCAGTTCAGCCCGCGTAGGAGGCGCGTTGTCGTCCTCGGGCACCTCGGGTATCTCCGATGCGCCTG